CCGTGGTGAACTAATGCCGTTTTCGAGACCAACTCTCAGCGCGCTGCGCACGCAGATCTGGACGGACATCACGAGTGCGGTCGGGCTGACGGTTTCCCTTCTGCAGAAAGCCGTCCTGAAGATCGTTGGTTCGGCGCTCGCAGCGCTCACCTTCGGCCTGTATGGCTACCTCGACTGGATCTCGAAGCAGTCTGTCCCGTTCACGTCGACAGACGAATATCTTGCGGGCTGGGGGGCCTTGAAGAGCGTCTATCTCAAGGCGGCTACGCCGGCGGAATTGACAGTCCAGTTCACCGGAACTGCGGGCACCGATCTACCGGCCGGCACGGCGGTTAACCGTACGGCCGACGGGTTTGCCTACGTCACGATGGCCGACGCCGAGGTGATTGGCACGACCGTCACGGTCAATATCCAGGCCATCACGGCGGGCAGCATCGGAAACTGTGACTCAGGCACGTCTGTATCACTGGCGGCCGCCATCACCGGTATTCAGTCAAGCGGTGCCGTGACGGCGATCGCCAGCTCGGGCGCCGACGTGGAGGAACAGGACGATTTCCGCGATCGGGTAATGCTCGCGTTCCAGGCGCCGGTGCAAGGCGGCGATCAGGAAGACTATATCGAGTGGGCGACCGACGTCGCCGGCGTCACGCGCGCATGGTGCTCGCCCAACGGCTTCGGCGCGGGCACGGTCGTTGTCTACTTCATGATGGATGAGGCGGAGACCGCGCATGGCGGCTTCCCGCAAGGCACAAACGGTGTGTCGCAATACGATCAGGGGCCGGGCGGCGAGCCGCGCGATGTGGTGGCCACCGGCGATCAGCTCACGGTCGCAAACTCCATCATTACCGAGCAGCCTGTGACGGCGCTTGTCTATGCCTGCGCGCCGATAGAGAACCAGATCGGTTTTAACTTCAGCGGCGTGAGTTCGACGACAACGCAAGCGGCGATCGATGGCGCGCTCGATGATCTGATGCTGCGCGAAGGCGCGCCGGCCGGGACGATCGACCTATCGGACGTGAATTCAGCGATCGGGTCTGTTCCCGGCTCGTCTGGATACCTGATCTTATCGATTACCAGTACTGTTGGCGGCGTGACCACCACGTATCCTGCGAATACGAACATCACGAACGGCACGGGTCAGCTGCCGGTGGTGGGCAACGTGACGTGGAGCTGACCCATGCCAGCTCCGAACTACAGCCCCGCGAACTACCTTCAGGCGCTTCAGGCGCACCTGCCTCGAGGCCGAGTCTGGCCACGCGATCCCGACGCGCAGCAGACTGCGGTGCTTTCGGGATTCACGCCGTGTTTCGCTGCGCTCACGGCGCGGGCCAACTATCTCCTGATCGATGCTTTTCCGCCCTCGACTTTCGAGTTGCTGCCAGAGTGGGAAGAAACGCTCGGGCTGCCCGATCCGTGCGCGGGTGTCGCGCCCAGTACTGAGCAGCGCGTCGCCCAGGTAGTCGCGAGGCTGACGGCCACAGGTGGCCAGTCGATCGCGTACTTCACGGCGGTAGCGGCGGCGTTGGGTTATGCGATCACGGTCACCCAGTTCGTTCCGTCGCGATTCGGCAAAGCCTTCGGAACGCTTTTCGGTGGCGCCGCATGGGCCTTTGCGTGGCAGGTGAATGCCCCGACGTTCACGATCGACAGTCTTCAGTTTGGCGGCTCATTCGGGACGCCTTTCGCGTCGTGGGGAAACACCGTTTTGCAGTGTGAGCTGCAACGATTCGCCCCCGCCCACACAACCCTTCTGTTCAAGTACTCCTAAAGCCCAATGGACCGTCTAATCGCGTCAAATTCAGTTCCGCTTGCCCAGGCAGATACGGCGCCCACTACGGGAACGCCGCAGTATGCGACCGATGGGAACCCGGCGACTAACGTGGCGGCCACGCTGTGGCCTGCGTACGCCTTTAACGCCCTGCAGGACGAGGTCTATAACGTCATCGTCGGCGCCGGCATCACGCCCGATCGAACCAAGTGGAACCAGATGCTACTCGCGATCCAGACACTGATCGCCAGCACGGCACCCGCCACAATAGGTTCGATGCGCAATCTCAGGTGTACGAACCTGGCCGCCGCGGCAGGTACGTCGCTTACCTACACGGCGGATAGCATCGTGGTCGGTACGACCGCGGGTGGCCAGCTAAGCACGATCTCGAATCTCAATGCAACGCTGAATGGCGCGACCTCGGGCGTCATTAACGGCCTCGATACTGGCGCCTTGGCAGCCAACACCTCGTACGCAATCTATGCGGCGCTCAATCCGACAACTGGCGCCAAGGGTCTGATAGCGACTCTAGAGCCTGCCGGTGGTGCGCCGACAACGTATTCAGGTGCGCACCCGATTGCTGGATATACGGAGACGGCGCTTGCCAGTGTCTGGATGACGAACGGAAGCTCGCAGTTCGTGCAGGGCTTCCAACGCGACCGACACGTTACTACTGCGTCGCTCGCATCAAATACCTTCACTTCAGCACTGTCCAATACATCGGTCACTCTCAACGTGCCGTATTCTGCGTGGCGAGTTGAGATGGGTTTGGCGCAAACAACCACTAGCGGTGCGACGAACTATAGCTGCTCATTCGGATCGGCGTCGCCAGTTAATGGAGGCCTCGTTACCGCAAATGCGTCGATGATCGCGACTGCGCTGGAGCAGTTTGTGCAGAATGTATATATCGATATTTTGACGCCGCGAACGTGTTTTGGGACGTGGGTAGTTACAGGCGGCGCAGGCGCGCAACTGGTTATCGCAATTGCCGGCTACTGGTTCTAAGGAGCAGTTATGTCTCTAATAAACGTTGCCTTCACCGACGTTACTAAAGCAACGATTACAGCTGTTTTTGCATTGCCGCAGCCCATCGAAAGCTTTCCGTATCAAGGTGAGATCGACACGGCCACAAGTGCAGCATGGGCGACCTTCTATGCGGCATTGTCGGCGGGGGGGCAGGCGGCGTGGCCGCCCCCTCCAGAAACCCCCGCAACGGCATAGTCGTTCACGTCGCCTTCTAATATCCGAGAGCGCTTGGGTCGATGTTGGTGTAATAAAAATCGTACTCAATTTGCTTGATGCAGCGCAGTCCAAATTTTTCAAGTAAAGGGAGCACGGCATCTTGGGCGTTGGGGTATATCTCGACTTGCATGAGGATGCGGTTTTCCCGAAAGGTGCGCTCTAATCCCTTGAGCGCATGCTGTTCGTGTCCTTCCACGTCCATCTTTATAGCGATATTGACACCCTTCAGTTCGATGAAGTCGTCAATAGCTATCGAGTCCACACGTGCAGTGGGAAGGTGAAATCCTTCATCAACGATCCCCACGCCGCCCCGGTTGCCGTCCGGATGAGTAAGACTATTCCAGACGTTGAGCGTGTCACTTTTTGAACTCACAGCCTTGTTAAAGGCGGTAATTTCACTGGCGGCGCGGTTCAAAAAGATATTCGACTGAAGCTGCGAGAAATTATGGGCGTCGGCTTCGAACGCATAATGCTTGGTGAAAATGCGAGTCTTCAGCGCGAGAAAGGAATAGAGGCCCCAATAGCCGCCGATGTCGAGGAACACATTCCCTGCCGAGCTACGGAAGTGCTCTAGCAGGCGAGTGAAGAACTCGACCTGACCAGGCTCCCAACTGCCGGTCTCGATCATCACCCGATCGACAAGCGAATTCCGGTCTAGCATGAAAGTGAAGCCGAGCCGTTCGTAGACGTCAATTTGTTTGGTTGCCTTTGCAACGATGGCGTCGTTGATCGTCCCAATCGCTGCGGCAACGCCGTCCATTTTTGGTGCGATGGCGCTCAACGCCTGAGCAGTGTTATCGACCTTTGGCGCAATCGATTGGAGAGCTGCGGCGTTGACGTTGACCTTGTGAGTAAGAACTTCGACGGCCTCTCTAAGACCCAGGAGGGTCGAGTAGGCGCGATACAACTGCCTAAACGGCGTCATGCGGGGAGGATTCATCTCTCGTATTTATCTGGTAGTTGTGGGCCTGAGCTGCTACGTGCCGTAAGGAACTCCTTAGCGCCGGTAAGTGTACATCAGGCCCTCTAACCGACATCAGAAGCGGTACTTCAGCATCACCACGTGGGCGCCGGTCGCGAGGCCCGGGTAAGGATTCCACTTCTGGGTGACCGAGTAGTAGCGATAGCTGAGGCTGACCGGGCCGCGCTGGACGGATGCTCCGACGACGTAGCCGACCTGTGCGACGGTCTTGTGCGAGAGGTTGTCCCAGTTTCCAGCGAGGTCGTAGAGCGACTCGTGCCAGGTCTGCCAGTAGGCCCATGCGCCCGCTTCTGCGCCGAGGCGCCAGCCGCGATAGGTGTAGCCAACGTCGAGGGTCAGCGGAACGCCCTGAATGTGGCCATGGCCGTTGAAGGGCGACAGGCGTTCGCCTACCGGCATCGTGACGGCATGAGTCTGGGGGTTGTACTGATTGTCAGGAACGCCATCGACAGACGCGCTCTGCTCGCCGAGATAGACGTAGTCGATGTGATACCGGACGTCCCAGTTTTCGCGCTTCCACAGCGTGCCGGTGAACCCGGCCTCGAGGGCGGGGAAGGTTAGCTTTTCGCGATTGTCAGGCAGGCCGTCCTGGATCCACGTGCCGTTGCCCATGTCCTTTGCGACGCCGAAGCCGATACCGGCCTCGAAGCTGATGTAGTCGCTGACGCTATCGGCATGTGCGGCCGCGGCGGCGCAGCCGAGCGTCATTGCTACGGCTGCGGCTCTCCATCGGCCACCAGGGAATCGGAGGATTTGTCCGGGTCGACCGCCGCTCCGATTCGGCGCATTTCGTCGAACACGTCCGCGAGGCAAGATGCCGGCAGCACGGTCATTGCCGCGCCCATGAACAGGTTTGCCAACGGCATGCCCTGCGGTTTGTTCTCGTCGACATATTCCCTCCACCGCCGGCTGCTCTTGAGGCCCGTGATGCGGGCCATCTGCGTGCCGGAGTAGTGGAGCCTTTCCTTCCAGTCCTTCATTTGTGGAACCGAGGCAGGGCGATAGAGCATGGCGGGTTGATCCCAGACGCGCAGGCGCGCGAAAGCAGGCTTTCATGACGGGTTTTCCTTTCGGATAGCGGCCGCGCGAATGCGCTTCCTATGGCTCGAAAGGTAGGCGGATTCCGCCTATGTGTCAAGTAAAAAGATTTGATCACCGAAACCGCCCTGAGGGCGGTTTTTTTACGTCTGGAACACATGGACTGCCACCAAATGACCGTCACCAACGTGGAATTACAGACGCAGATAACAAGCCTCGACAAAAAGGTCGACGAGCGTCACGTGAACAACACGAGGTTGCTCGAGGACATGGCCAAAAAGCTGGACACGTTGATCCAGTTGAACGTCGATCAGAAGGTGCAGGGGCAGGTGATCGGCCAGCTCATTGACGAATCGAAGAAGCAGGACAAGGCAAACGCTGAGTTTTATCGACGCATCGGGTCGGTCGAATCGAAGGTGAATGCTCACGCGTGGGCCTGGAAGATCGTTGGCGGTGTCGCGCTCGCATGTCTGGGTGGCACGGGTTGGATGCTCGCCCAGATGAAGGAGTTTTACCACTACGAGGACAAGGTCGACACGCTCGAATTCCTCGTGCAGGGGCGCACGTCGCCCGTTCCCCCGCCATCCGCACAAACCTCATCGGGTTCGAAATGACACCACAGGCTTTCATCAACTTGATCGCGCCGGCCGCGCGCGCTTCGGCTGCAACCACGAAAATTCCTGCCAGCTTCACGGTCGCGCAGGGAGCCGACGAATCCGGGTGGGGGACGTCGCAGCTTTTCCTGCAGGCCTTCAACCTTTTCGGGGTGAAGGCCGATTCGAGCTGGCACGGCCCGACGATCGATATGCCGACCGGCGAGTATGTCAATGGCCAGAGGGTCACTGTCGAGGCGACGTGGCGCAGATACACCAGTTGGCTCGAGGCGATTCAGGACCGCGCGGCGTTCTTCCTCGACAACCCGCGATATAAGCCGGCGTTTGCATATACAAGCGGCCCAACGTTCGCATTTGCGGTTGCGGCGGCCGGCTACGCGACCGATCCGAAATACGGCCAGAAGCTGGCCTCGATTATCAAGACGCACAACCTGAGCACGCTCGACTCAGCATCCTGACATTTCGAGTTTTCGAAATTTCGCAATCACCGCCTTCGGGCGGTTTTCTCGTTTACGGCCCTTCAAATGACTGTCGAACAAATCCACGAACAGAAAGAAACGCTCTCTGTCGACGTGCTGCTGCCCGGGCACGCACCGCGCAAGGAAACGGCGCTGTTCGAGCGCACCCGCAAGCTGCTGATCGAGCGTGAAGGCGGCCGCTGCTTCGTCTCCGGACAGACCGCGGAGGAGCTCGGGCAGCCGCTCGAGGCCCATCACCATCCCATCGAGCGCTGCTTCGCCGAGATCATCGACTGGAGCCTGTTCTCGAAGGACTGCAAGGCCGGCCACTGGGGCATTCACGCGCAGGCCTTCGACTGGGAAGGTTTCTTCAAGGGCGCCAAGCAAATGACCGTCGCCGGCGAGACGCCGCTGCATCCGGACACGGTCTATCTGCTGCCCGTCGACCCGTACCTCTTCGTCGACGACATGAGGGTCAACGGGTTACTGCTCGGCAAGCCCTTCCATACGGGCAAAGACGAAGGCATCCACACGTTGCCGTTCCCGATCTGGCTCGTCCAGAAATATGCGATCGAGGGCACGCAGTTCACGCCCACCGAAGTTATTCACCACGACCCGGAGCACCTATGAATGTCGATCTCGAGGCCGTCGCCAAGGCGGTCTATGTTGGGCTGTTGCTCCTCTTCCTTGCGGCGATGGACAAGCTGCAAATCAACGATCCGATCCTTCGCAACGCCGCGTTTGGTCTGATCGGCACCATCACGACGTGGCACGGCGTCATGAAATTCACCGGCGCGAATAGAGCCGTCCAGACGTTGCAGCAAGTGCTGGCGCTGGCGACTCAGGCATTGCCAGCGTCGACCACGAAAGTGACCATCACCGCGCCGTCGACGTCAGTTACCGGCGCGGTAATGCCGACGGCTCAAACGCCCCCGCCTGGCGTGCAGCAATGATCCGCGCCGCTCTCTGCCTGCTGCTCGCAGGCCTTCTCTCGAGCTGCGCGACCTACAGCGTCCAGCCGTTTTACGACGCTGACGCAAAGCAGGTGATCTGCTGCAAGGCAACGGTCACCAACTCGAAGAACATCGCGACGGTCAATTTCTTCGCGACTGAATCAAACGGCACCTACGTCATCCGCTTCGCGGAAACCGGCGTGGATGCCGCAGCTCCGATTGCCGCCGCCGCGATC